GGCGCCCCCCCCCCCGTGGGGGGGCGGGCCCGCGACCGTGACCGAGGAGCGCGGCAAGACCTACGGCCCACCAGCGGAACACTTCGAGCGGACGGTGCGGGCGGCCTATGCCCTGATGCCCGACCTGTTCGCTCGGCCGCCGGAGCCCGAGGACTGGGGGAAACTCATGTGCATCGACAAACTGGCCCGCGACGCGGAGGTGGCCAAGGCCGACAACATGATCGACCTGGCGGGCTATGCGGCGTGTGTGCACGAATGTCGGTCCGTGGATCAAGCGACCGACACTTCCTCACAAATGTAGTCAGTTCGATCCAACGGCAAGGACGCCATGCCAGACACCGTTACCGCTGAGGTCGAGGCTGCGATGCAGCTGCTCGGGTTCATCTTCGAGCCCGGCGACCTGATCGAGTTCCGCACCATCGGAACCAAGCCAAGCCAACACTGGGCGATGCTGCAAGATGCATCAACTTGCATCAACTTGCTGCAGGCGTACCCGGCTGGCACGCACGTGTACTTCGGAGCCAACCCACGCAGGGAGCGCGGCGGCAAGGCCGAGCACGTCGGGCTGGCCCGCTGCCTGTTCGCCGACTTCGACGGTGGCGTCGGCGTCGAGGAAGCCCGGCGTCGGTGGACCGAGGCCCTGATCCCCGAGCCCACCGTGATCGTCTCCACCGGCGGCGGCGTGCACGCCTGGTGGCGGTTGCTCGAGCCCATGGAGGACCTGAAGGCGTGGACCGCACGACAGAAGGCGCTGGCCATCCGGCTCGGGTCGGACCAGGCCGTGACCGACGCACCCCGGATCATGCGTCTGCCGGGTTTCAGGAACTGGAAGTACCACCACCAGCCACTGTGCGTGGTCGAGGCGTGCGAGCCGGACAACGTGTACGACCTGGACGAGTTCCCCGACCCGGTGCAGTTCGCGGCCGAGGCACCGGACGAGCACGTGGCCCCCGGCTCGCTGTCGGACCTGTCCCAGCGGTTCTTGCACGAGGGCTTCGTGATGCGGGCCGGGCGGCGGCAGACGATCTTCACGGTCGCCTGCGACCTGCGGGCCCGAGAGTGGGACCAGGGCGACGCCGAGCGGGCCATCATGAAGCGTGCCCGCCTGCTGAGGCTGGAGCCGGACGAGTTGGCCGACGTGCCGCGTCAGGTCCGCAACGCGTTCAAGGGCGACAGGGCGCCCTGCAGGGGCCGGGCTGAGGACGTGGAGGTGGCCGAGGAGGTCGAGCCGGTGAGCCAGCCGGTGGGCATCCTGGACCTGATACGGGCCAACCCGGCCATGAGGCGGCCCCTGGTGCACGGCCTGCTGCGGTCCGGCGAGACCATGAACATCATCGCCGCGCCCAAGACGGGCAAGAGTTGGATGGTGCTGGACCTTGCCCTGTGCGTGGCGACCGGGCGGGCGTGGATGAACACGTACAAGGTCGAGCGGTCCAAGGTCCTGCTGGTGGACAACGAGCTGCACGAGGAGACCCTGGCCGAACGCCTCCAGCGGGTCGCCCAGGCCATGGGCATACCGGTGGCGGAACTGGACGGGTGGCTGGAGGTCAAGAGCCTCCGCGGTGCCCTGCAGTCGTTCGAGACTCTGGACAAGGGCATGCTGGCACCAGTGCAGCCCGGCCACTACGGGCTGGTGATCTTCGATGCGTTCTACCGGTTCAACATCGGGGACGGCGCCGACGAGAACGACAACGCCTACATGGCCAGCACCTACAACCGGCTGGACGCCATCGCCAAGCGGCTGGACGCGGCCCTGGTCTGCATCCACCACACGAGCAAGGGCAGCCAGGCCGAGAAGGCGGTGACCGACGTGGGCTCAGGGGCCGGGTCCATGAGCCGTGCCGCGGACACCCATCTGGTCCTGCGGGAGCACGAGCTGGAGAAGCACCTGGTGATCGACGCCGCCTGCCGGTCGTGGGCACCGATCGAGGCCGCCGTGGTGCGGTTCGAGTACCCGCGGTTCTACCCGGAGCCGATGGCCGATCCCAAGATGCTGAAGAAGGCTCGGAAGGGCAAGGATGACGGCTGGGACGTGGACCGGTTCGTGAACGAGTTCTTCCCAACCCCGGCGATTGAGTTGTCGCACAGGGATCTGGAGGCTTCTGGCATCGAGGCTGGGCTGACGAAGAACCGCATCCGGACCTTGAAGGAGCAGGCGGTCGCCAAGACACCCAGGCGGAGACCCCTCTTGGAGCGGGTTGGAGAAGCCCGTTCGACCAAGTATCGGAGGGCATCGTGAGCCCTGATAACTACCCGGAGAATCTTGGGGCGAGAATCGTGGGGCCCCGAGATTACCCCGCAAGATTGGGCAGGAGAATCTTGTGGGGAATCCCTAACGGGATTCCCCCACAAGATTCGTCCTGCTGCCTTGAGGGACCCCGAGAATGACCCCCAAGATTCGGGTGGCGGGAAAGGCGGACCTTGTTCTCCGGGCTCTGGTCTGGCTGGAGGAAGGCCACGACTCGGGCAAGGCCCTGGCGTCGGTCAGGCAGACCGCCAGCCGGGACCACCGCAGGCTGGCCCTGTACCTGACCCTGCTGCACCGGGTCGGCCAGATCACCAGGCACGCCGCCTGCCGATGCCTGCGCCAAGACTGGCCCCGCTGTCGCTGGGCCCTCGAACGCCACGAACCGCCCCAGGAGGAGGTCACGGAGTGGGCTCGGCTGGTGCACGACGCGCTCGTGGTCATGGAACAGCAACGCAGGGCCGCGACAATGCGAGCATGCAGGAGACCGTCCTGAGATGGGGGCCATGCGACGGGGACACCGTGACCGTCGAGGAGGACACCCGCGAGATCCGGGTGCCGGTGTTGTGCGGCACTTGCCTCGACGAGTTGCCGGCCAATTTGTCCAAGGACGTGTACTCGGAGGCCCTGTACCTGCCCGACCCAGCCTCGGGCACGTGGATCTATTCGGGGCGGTTCCGCTACGGGTCGGATGGTCACCCCTACTTCCACCGGGCTTAGGGGTGGTCCTTGTTTCGCGGGTCGAAATCTGGAGGATGAGGACATGGGCAAGCGCAGCCGGGACAAGGGCAAGCGCGGCGAGAGGGAGGCCGCGGCCATGATCGCCCACCATTGGAACGCCACCGGAGCACGCCGCGCCGTGCAGTTCTGTGGCCGATCTGGAGACGCGGACCTGACCGGCGTGCCGGGCCTGCATTGCGAGGTCAAGCGGTACGCCCGTATCTCGGCTCTGGACTTCCTCCAGCAGGCCGAGATGGACGCCAACCCGGACACCGTGCCCGTGGTGCTCATGCGTGAGGACACCAGCACCGAGTGGGTGGTCATGCTGCGGGTTTCGGATGCCCCGGAGTTCGCCAGGCGTCTGCTGCAGATGGTCGGCGAGCCGGGCCCGATCACGAATCCCGACGCGTATGCGGGGGGTTTGGAATGAGTAAGAGGCGACAGGGTGCCGTGCTCAACCCGGGCGAGATCATTGCCCCGCCAGCACGGCAACGCCTGCCCGACAGGCCGCGACGCTGGAGCGTCGAGCATCACGGTCGCAATGTCCACGCGGTCAAGATCGCCAGACCGAACAGCAAGGACTTCAGCCAGTGGATTCTCCTGATCGCCGACAACCACATCGACTCGACGGCGGCCCGGAACGACATCCTCACACGCCTGCTGGCCGAGGCCGTGCAACGGGATGCCGTAGTGATCGGGGTAGGTGACCAACTCGACCTAATGCAGGGCGTTGCGGACAAGCGGGGCAGCAAGGCGGCGCTACGAAGCACACTGCTATCGGACAACTACTTCGACCGCGTGATCGACCAGGCGGCGGACCTGCTCGCGCCGTATGCCAGCCACATCGCGGTTCTGGCCGACGGAAATCACGAAACTAGTTGGCGGCGATTCCACGAGAGTTGCCCTACCACGAACCTAGTCCGGGCGATCAAGGACAGGGCACACTCGCCCATCGGGCCCGGCGGCTACGGCGGCTGGATCGTGTTCCAGATCAAGCTGGGCAACCTGAACATGACCTACCGCGTGCGCTACCAACATGGCACCGGCGGTGGCAATGCGTTTGCCTCGATGGGCCTCTTGGATGCCCGGCGCATGTATTCGTGGATTGAGGGCGCTGACTCCATCATCATCAGCCACAACCACGCCAGCAATGTCGCGGGCATCGCACGCGAATATCTCTCCACGCAGAACGGCATCTACAAGGTCGAAACGCGGTACGCGGACTTCATCCGGGTGGGAACAACCAAGGCCGCGTGGGAGAAGTCAATGGGCGCGGCGGGCTGGGAGATCGAGAAGGGATTTGGACCGTCGCCCATCCGGCAGAAGTGGATTCGCCTTTACCTGCAATGGGACACGAGTACCGGGCACGGCAAGCCGCGAATGGCATGGGATGTCCACGATGCCCAGTGACTACCGCACCAGGATCAACGGCCGCACGTGGCGGGTGCAGTTCGTTGAGGCCAAGGCCATGGGCAAGGCGTGGGGCCTGTGCGATCACCCGCCAGGCAGGCACCCCACCATCAGCATCCGCCGCAGCCTCAAGCCGCAGGCCATGCTCGACACGCTGGTGCATGAGGTTCTGCACGCGGCTCGGCCCGAGCTGGATGAAGAGGCTGTGGACACCACGGCTACGTCCATCGCCAAGGCCCTGTGGCGTGCGGGCTGGAGGCAGGCATGAGGCAGCGTCCGCCCAGGCTGCGTGTCGGCCCAGCACCGACGCCACGGCTGATCACCCACCAGGCCGAGGACCGAGGCACCACGCATGAGCGTGGCTACGGTCGCCACTGGCAGTTGCTGCGTGAGGTGGTGCTGAACGAGGAGCCGCTGTGCAGGCGGTGCAGCAGTCGAGGCCGCACCACTGCGGCGTCGCTCGTGGATCACATCAAGCCGCTGCGTGATGGCGGCGACAACGAGCGGAGCAACCTGCAGCCGCTGTGCGTCGACTGTCACGCGGTGAAGACGAAGCAGGACATCCGGGCGAGAAGACCGGGGGGGCTGACGAAATGACGCAATATCGGCATGACCGACACCGGGCCCGTCGTACACGCGGCCGAGGGTTGTGAAGAGGGAGGCTTATATGGGACGCAGAGGACCGAGACCAACACCAACATCCGTTCTGACGCTGCGCGGCAGTTCACTGCTGCCGCAACGCGTTGACGAGCCGAAGGGAACCGACGGGCCGGCGCTGCTGCTTCCGTTCGTTGTCGCTGACGAGCGGGCTCGCTGGTACTTCGATCGCTTGATCGAGGACCTGCGCCGGCTCGGCGTGTACGCGGCCGAGGACTACGCCGCGCACAACCGCTGGGCCGCGCTCATGGCTGAGATGGAGCGTGCGGATGCGGAGGTGCGGCAGACCGGGCTGGTCGTTGAAACGGCCCAGGGCAAGTGGCAGAATCCGATGAAGAAGGTCAGAGACGATGCCTGGGCTGAGGCGTCGAAGTTGGGCAGGGAGTTTGGGCTGACTCCTGCGAGCAGGGTGGGTCTCGTTTCGTCGAGAAAGCAGCAACAGGGGGATGCCTCGGGCATCGACGCGCTCCTCAAACCGAAGTTCGCCTAAGCCACGTCTGGCACCCGTCGCGGGTTTCAGCGCATCGGCCACCCGTCGAAAGGGTGACTGGTTTGACGTGGAGGAACTGCAGCGGCTGGAGACCTTCTTCGGGCTGCTGCGTCACACCAAGGGCATCTGGGCGGGCCGCCCCTTCGATCTGCTGCCCTGGCAGCGGGACCTGCTCGGTGCCCTGCTGTGCTGGAAGCGTGCCGACGGTACGCGTCGATTCCGCAGCGCGTACATCGAGATTCCCCGCAAGAACGGTAAGAGCACCCTGCTGGCTGCGATCGGGTTGTACATGCTGCTGTGCGATCACGAGCAGGGAGCCGAGGTGTACTGCTGTGCCTCGGCGCGGGACCAGGCGGCGATCGTCGGCGACGCCTGCAGGCAGATGGTGCAGAGCAACCCGGAACTTGCGGCCAAGGTCGAGGTGTTCCGCAACGTGATCACGTTCGGCACGTCGAAACTGGAGGTGCTGAGCAGCGACGCGGGGACCAAGCACGGCAAGAACGCCAGTTGTGTGATCTTCGACGAGGTGCACACCTTCGCGGACCGCGACCTGTACGACGCGATGGTCACGTCCATGGGTGCCCGTCAGCAGCCGCTGCAAGTCTGCATCACGACGGCTGGCCATGACCGAAACAGCCTTTGCTGGGAACTGCACGATTACGCGGAGAAGGTGCGGGACGGAGTGATCGAGGACCACGCCTTCATGCCGGTGGTGTTCAGCGCGCCCAAGGATGCCGACTGGAAGAGCCCCAAGGTCTGGCGGGCCTGCAACCCATCGCTGGGCGTCACCGTGACCGAGGAGTTTCTGCGGGCCGAGTGCGACAAGGCGAAGGAGCTGCCGTCCTACGAAACCACGTTCCGCCAGCTCTACCTGTGCCAATGGACTGAGGCCAAGACGGTTTGGATCAGCAGCGACGCCTGGAAGGCGTGTGCGTCGAGCGCGGCCGACCCCGACAGCCTGCAGGGTCGGGAGTGCTGGGGCGGGCTGGACCTGTCCACCACCACGGACCTGTCCTCGCTGGCGCTGGTGTTCCCATCCGCAGACGGGTCGGTGGACGTGCTCAGTTGGACGTGGTGCCCCGAGGAGGGCATCCGCCGACGCAGCCGCACGGACCGAGCGCCGTACGACGTGTGGGCGAGCAAGGGCCACCTGTTCCCGACGCCGGGCTCGGTGGTGGACTACGACCACATCGCGGCCCGAATCCGCGACGTGTTCCGCCGCTACCAGGTGCGGCACATCGGCTACGACCCGTGGAACGCCACGCAGCTGGCGAGCGGGCTCTACACCGAGGGCGTGCCCATGCTGGAGGTGCGGCAGGGCTTCCGCACGCTCAGCGAGCCGTGCAAGCGGCTCGAAGCCCTCGTGACCAGCCGGAAGATTCGTCACCCCGACAACTGCCTACTGAACTGGGCAGTCAGCAACACGGTCGTGGATCAAGACCCCGCCGGGAACTTGAAGCCATCGAAGTCGAGCAGCACGGAGCGCATTGACCCGCTCGCTGCTCTTGTCACCGCGCTCGCCACCTGGCTGCACCAGCGTGAGGAGCACGGCCCCAGCGTCTACGAGGAAAGGACCATCACATGGGTCTAAAGGACATCGTGCTCCGCTATCTCGGAGCCCCCCCGCCGCGCTCGGACTTCGAGGAGACGGTGCCCATCGGGCAGCCGGTCTCGGGTTCCGTGCAGTCGTACATCCAGACGTACTCCTACACCGGCGAGGTGATCACGCCGACGCGGGCGCTGGAGGCCCCGAGCGTGTTCAGTTGCGTGCGTCTGATCGCGGGCTCGCTGGCCCGGCTGGAGTGGCAGGTGATGCGGGAATCTGCCGATGGGCAGGTCGCCGAATCCGCCCACCCGCTCTACGGCCTGCTGAACTACGAGCCCGGCGAGGACTACACCGCGGTCTCGTTCCGCGAGGCGCTGATCACGAACGCGCTGCTGGCGGGCAACGGCTACGCGTACATCCAGCGTGATGCAGCCGGTCGTGCCGTGGCCCTGGAACTGCTGCGGCCGGACTACGTGAGCATGTACCGCGACGAGGCCAACCAGCCCTACTACCAAGTCTTCAGCGGCCGGTACACCGGGACCGATCCCGAGAAGTCGGCTCGTCGGTTCCGGGCCTACGACGTGTTCCACCTGACTGGTCCCACCATGGAGGGCGTGCTCGGCGTGCCGCCGATCCACCTGATGCGTGACATCATCGGGCTGGAGTTGGAGGTGCAGCGGTACGTCACGACGTTCTACGCGAACAACGCGGTCCCGGCTGGCACGTTGCAGATGCCGGGCCGACTGAGCCCCGAAGCGTCAAAGCGTCTGCGTGAGGCGTGGCAGGCGGCACATGGCGGCGCGAGCCGGGCCGGTCGCGTGGCCGTGCTGGAGGACGGGCTCAAGTACGACCCGATCAGTCCCAACTTCAAGGACGCGGACCTGATCGAGATGCGGAAGTATTGCCGCCAGCAGATCGCGGCGGCGTTCGGCGTGCCGAGCCACAAGGTCGGCGACACCGACGCCACCAGCTGGAACAGCGCCGAGCAGGCCGACAGCGAGTTCGTCAAGCACACCCTGAGCAGCTGGGCCACGAGGCTCGAGCAGGAGGCCAGCCGGAAGTTGATCCCCCGCGGCGAGGCGTTCTGCACCCGGATCAGTTTCGACAGCCTGCTGCGGGCTGACATGAGCACCCGGTTCAACGCGTACGCGGTCGGCATCACCAACGGCATCCTGACAGTCAACGAGGCCCGTGCTCTCGAGGGTCGCCCCGCTGTCGAGGGCGGCGACCAGATCCGCGTGCCGATGAACACCGAGGCCCCCGGCCAGCAGCCCGCTGAAGGGCCTAGCGCGCCCGCTGAGGCGCCCGCTGCCGAGGAGCCATCCGTAGACCTTGAGCCGGAGGAAATCGACCTTGAGCCATCCAGCGCGCCGGAGGAGCCCGAGGCCGAGGACACCGAGGCCGAGGAGGCCGAGGACCGGGCCGCTACGGCTCAGGTCGCCATTGCTGCCGTACTTCCTGCGGTCGAGGCCGCCTACCGGCGACACCTAGCCCGGATCTCGGACTACCTGGTGCGGCAACGCACCCAGGCCAAACTCGACAAGTGGGCGCCGCCCATCGACTGCCTCGACGCGGACCTGCGGTCGGTCGTGGCCGGGCTGGGCCGCCTGCTCGGCGACGAGGAACGGGCGGTAGCCGTGCTCGACGCCGACCTGGTGCGGCACGCGCGCATGCTGCGGAGCCACATCGGCGACATCAAGACCTTGAGCGAGCAGCTGGACGGGCTGCGGTCCATGCCCGGATCGGCCGCGGCCGCCCTGCTCGACCTGCTCAAGGTGACCCTGCTGAACCTTCCCCTTCTGGAGACCAACAATGCACAAGCGTGAGACACGAGACAAGGGCACCCTGAGCGGCGGCGAGGGCCTGCGCGTCATCGGGTACGCCGCGACTTGGGACACCTACGACATGGGCTCATTCGAGGAGCGGCTGGACCCGGCCGCGTTTACCCGTGCCCTCGAGCAAGCCGACGAGATCGCCCTGCTGTGGAACCACGACACCGGCAAGCCGCTGGCCCGCGTTCGGGCTGGCAACCTGCGTCTGTGGGCCGACGAGACGGGGCTGGGCTTCGAGGCCACCCTGCCCGACACCCAGAGCGGCCGCGAGGCGTACGAACTGGTGAAGAGCGGCGTGGTGACCCAGTGCAGTTTCGGGTTCCAGGTTCGTGACGAGACCTACGAGAAGGGCGCGGTCAAGCCGCTGCGGATCATCCGAGACGCCGACCTTCTGGAGATCAGTCTGGTCACGTTCCCGGCGAACGAGGGCACCAGCGTCGAGGCCCGGGCTGAGGCCCAGCCAGCGCCGGTCAAGCGTCTGCGGATGTTTCCCCCGGCCTGAGTTGTGGTCCTTGATTCGAGATCGTGAACTGCTCTAATGATGCCGACAACTCATACCTCCGCTCCCAGCAGCCCCTGCCTAGTGCACGCTGACTGACGAGCGAGCGGTCCTCCGTGCAGCCCGTGTGGCGCACTGGCCCGAACTGCGGATGTCCACGACGAACGACAACCGCCGGGTCAGTGCGCCATTTTGCTGCGCAGTCTCGGCGCTAACCCCGGAGACTGTGATGGCAACCAAGACAACCCTGGACCGCGGCGGCGACGAGTACCGCCACCTGTTCCAGACTTACCTGCGTCGGGGCGTGAACGCCCTGAGCGAGACCGAAGTGCGTGCCCTGAGCCTAGCGGGCTCGGGCCTCGGCAGCGGAATCGCTCCGACGAGCTGGAACGACTACATCGACACGGCGATCACCCAGGACGCGATCCTCAGTCGCGTCCGGATTGTGCAGAGCGCGGAGAAGTTCACCGCTCCCATCTACGTCGGCGCGGACACGCTGAACAACACCAGCGTGGTCGCTCGCATCGACGTGACGGCCGGCGGCTCGGGCTACACGTCGGCCCCGACCGTTGCGATCACTGGCGGCGGCGGCAGCAGCGCCACCGCCACGGCGACCATCAGCGGCGGTGCCGTGGTCAGCGTAACCGTGACCGCGGCCGGCTCAGGCTTCACCTCCGTGCCGACGGTCGCCTTCTCGGGCGGCGCTGGCTCTGGTGCAACGGCGACCGCGGTTCTGGGCACCGAGGGCCTGCGGACCGAGAGCTACACCAGCGGCACGCAGTTCGCCCTGCCGCAGCAGGGTTCAGGCGGCAGCACCACCTACACCTTCGGACTCAAGAAGGTGCATTCCTGGTGCCGCGTCAGCAACGAACTGCTGGAGGACTCGGCGTCGGCAGCCAGCGTCGAGGCGTTCCTGATGAAGGAACTGGTCGATGCCCTGAAGACCGAGATCAATCGGCAAATCATCATCGGCAACGGCTTCAGCGAGTGCCAAGGTGCATTCAACTCGGCCAAGGCGTACAGCCGCACGGCCAGCACTGGCGTGGCCACGACCAACAAGGCCAGCGACGTGCTGGCTGCAGCGTGGGCCTCGACCAACTCGGCCCTGTCTCCAATGGCGTTCGAGAGCTGGGTCAACAGCGTGGCGGTGATCAACAGCCGCCTGACTGCCTCGTTCGACGCGACCTTCTATCCGCCGCTGTTCCCGGTCTTCATGGGCAACATGAAGCAGGGCACGACGGTCGAGGGTCTGCCGACGATCTACCACCGCCTCAGCAACACCAACCCGACCAGCGGCGACACGCTGGTCATGTTCTTCGATCCCAGCAAGTACCTGCTCGTGACCAACTTCGCGGGCTTCACGGTGACCCGCCTGGGCGAGCGTTACAGCGATTCGGACAGTACGGCCTTCGTCGCCAGCGTGCGGGCGGACGGGGCTCTTCTCCATTCCTCAGGCGTGTTGAACGTCAACCGATCCTGAGCCCGCACAGAAAAGGAAACGACATGGACGACAAGAAGGACACCTACCGAGGGCTCGTCGAGAAGATGGGCGCCCTCTACCGCGAGATGCAAGCGATGATCGACGCGGCAAACGAGAAGGACGGCGACATGAGCGCCGAGGACACCAAGCGCTTCGACGCGATGCAGGCCGAGTACCGCCGGCTGCAGGAGCAGCGGGAGCGGAACGTGGCCCTGATGAGCCTCGCTCAGAAGGATCATAACCTCGGCTGGACCGAGGTGAAGGACGCCCCCGAGCGTCGGGCTTCCAAGGGTGTGAAGGCCGAGAAGGCCACCCGTTGGGGTGCGTACGCGGACACCGAGGAGTACCGCGACGCGTTCGACGCCTACCTCCGCCGCGGCGAGCTGGTCGGCCCGACCGAGCAGCGTGCCCTGAGCGAGGGCGGCACCGGCCTGGGCGACGTGATCGCCCCCACCGAGTTCAGCGACAAGATCTTCGAGCAGCTGCAGAAGGTCGTGACCCTGCGCAAGCTCGCGCAGATCATGCCGATGGGTTCGTGGAAGCGTGACCTCGTGATCGAGAGCAACATCGCCAGCGTCAACTGGACGACCGAAGGCAACTCGATCACCGACTCGCTGCAGACCAACCCCACCTTCAGCAGCGTGGTGCTGAGCGCCCGGAAGCTGGCGGGTCTCGCCAAGGTCAGCCGCGAGCTGGCCGAGGACGCCCCTGCCCGCGGCCCTGGCTTCAGCCTGGAGAACATCCTGACCAACTCCTTCGCCAAGGGTTTCGCGGAGAAGGAAGAGCAGGGCTTCCTGGTGGGCACCGGCGCTTCCGGCCAGCCCACGGGCATCCTGACGGTCGGACCGTCCGCCTCGACCCCATCGACCGGCCCGGCGGTCGGCGCTCAGCTGGCGGCCAACACGGCCGTGACTGTCGCCAAGATGCAGGAGTGGATCTACAGCCTGCCGCGTCAGTACCGCCAGCACCCGAGCTGTGCGATCCTCGTCAGCGACAAGGTGCTCTCCTACATCCGCGCGCTGCCCGTGATTTCCAGCTCGACGACCACGTACTACTGGCAGCCCTCGGGCATCCTCGGCGAGCCCGATCGGTTCATGGGCATCCCGATCTACGCGTCGCACTACGTGCCTGATCCTGCGACCACCTCGCAGGGCTACACCAGCGGCGGCATCTGCGGTCTGATCGGTGCGTTCGATTACCTCGTGATCGGCCAGCGCAGCCAGTTCAGCCTCCGCGTGCTGAACGAGCGCTACGCCGACGAGGACAACATCGGCATGGTGTGCACGAGCCGCGTCGACATCAAGTACACGCAGACCGATGCGTTCCGGTTCCTGCGTGGCTCTGCCTGATAGGTGACTGTGACTCAACCCCCTGGGGAGGGAAACCTCCCCAGGGGATTTCCATGAAGGTCAAGATGCTGCAGACCGTTGGGATGGCTGACGAGGGCTACGGCGAGGGCCAGGTCTACGACCTCCCCGAACCGCGTGCCCTTGAGTTCCTGTCCCTTGGATGGGCGGAGCGGGCCGAGTTCCACCCCGACCATCCGGAGGCGTGCGTGAAGCCCGACTGCTGCCGGGCTGTGAAGAAAGGGGCGCGGCGATGAAGGCCAACAAGTTCGTGCCATTCATGCTGCGTCGCGGCGACGGCTCCACGCTGTCGCTCGACTTCACGGCGATGAGTTCTCTGGACTCGCGGTTCACATTCTCGCGGTCCAGCACGGCGACCTTCATCAACTCCGCGGGGTTGGTGACGAGTGCCAGCACGAATGTCCCCCGCTTCGACCACGACCCGACCACGCTCGCGCCTCGCGGGCTGCTTTTGGAGGGCAGTGCGACGAATCTGCTGACCTACAGCGAGGACTTCAACGCGGCGGCGTGGACGGATACAAGCATCACGCGAGCCACGGGCAATACTGACCCGGCGGGCGGCGCGACAGCGGTTCGATTCACCGCATCATCTGGCAACGCGACGGTGATTCGTGCTGCGGCCATCGGCACGACAACAACGCGAACCTTCAGCATCTTCCTGCGTCGCGTGACGGGCACGGGCAACATTGACTACACGCTGAATAACGGCTCGACCTACACCACGCAGGCGATCACGGGTTCGTGGGTGAGATACACATTCACCGCGACATCCGCGAACCACCAAGTCGGCATCCGCATCGTGACGAGTGGCGATGCCATCGAAATGTGGGGCGCACAACTTGAAACCGCCTCCGGTGCCTCCTCGTACATCCCGACGGGCAGCGGCACCGTGCAGCGGGCGGGGGATGTTTGCTACATCACGCCGAACACATCGTGGTTCAATCTGGCCGAGGGTACGGTGTTTGAGGAAACGGCGGCGATGTTTCAAGCATCTGGATTTTCCAGATTTTGGGGTTTTGTCGAACAAACGACTGCTCCATTTTCAACGCAAAACAACTCAATCACGCTTGGTCTGAGTGGAAGCAATGGGCGACCATTCCTCAATGTCACCGAAAACAACATCAACCGTGGCGACGCTTTCATTCCTGCTGGTGGTGCTATCTCGCAGAACACTTTCTTCAAGATGTCCTCGTGCTACAAGCAGGGCGACTACCGCATCAGTCGTGCAGGGACATCGGGCACGCTGACATATTCCGCAACCTACCCGACCAGCCTGCCAACCTTGCATTTTGCTGGCATCAATGGCGCACACATCTCCGCTGTTTGGTACAAGAGTTGGAAGTATTTCCCCACGCGCCTACCCAACGCGCAGATGGACGCATGGAGCGCATGAAATGATCGACTACTACCTCCGCACCGACACCGAGGCCCAGATGCGCGCTGCGTTCGCGGCGGCTGGCATCAACATCCTCAACGAGGACGGCGGCGTGACGGATGGCACCGTCACCGACTACAACGGCACGCGGCTCGACATCGGCTGGCTTGGCCCCGTCACCATGCCGATCACCACGGGCGAAGATCCTGACATCGTGGAGGAACCCATCGTGGACCCGCGATTCCATGCGAACCTGCGAGTGTCGGGTGAACTGCCGCAGGAGGTGCTGGACCTGCTTCCAATTCTCGACCCTGCACCGAGCCAGCCAGTGAGGACGTGGGCATGATCACCACCCTCTCCGACACCGGCGCGGCCACCGCGGCCACCAGCCTCGCAGATGCGAAGACGCATTGCCGGGTCTATCACACCCAGGATGACTCGTACCTGACCACGCTGATCCTTGCGGCCACCGACGCCATCGAGCGTGAGACCAAGCGGGCCTTGATCAACCGCACCTTCGCCTACCAGCTGGAGGCGTTCCCGGCCAATGGCGTGATCGAACTGCCCCGGTCGCCCCTGCAGAGCGTCACCAGCGTGACCTACGTGGACTCGGCGGGCGCCAGCCAAACGCTCTCCGCCGGCGACTACGTGGCGTACTCGGTCAACGGCATCGGCCGCGTGCAGCTCAAGAGCACGGCCGCCTGGCCATCCACCCAGGGCACCGGCGGGCTCGACGTGACCGTGACCTTCGTGGCCGGATACGGCGCTGCGGCGGTCAACGTGCCCGCCCTGCTGCGTCAGGCCGTTCTGCTGCAGACCGCGCATCTGTACGACCAGCGGGCCCCCGTCGGCCCGCAGGCCATGCACGAGATCCCGCGCACCGTCGAACGCCTGATCGTGCAGTACCACAGTGGGGACTATGCATGAATCCGGGATATATGCGAACTCCACTTACCATTTACAACCCGACCGATACGACGGACGAGTTCGGTCAGGTCACCAGCACGAAGACCAGTGCGGGTGCAACGGTGTTTGCCGCAATCAACGAGGCCAGCGCCGATGAGCGGATGAATCACCGCCAACTGAATCAGGTGGTGACCCACCGCATCCGCTGCCGCTGGCACCCTGACATCGGGCACCGCACGCAGTTGCGGACCGTGGCCAGCGAGCAGGGCAAGGCCACGGCCACGTGGGAAGTGGTCACCTGCATCGACTGGCAGGAGCGGCGTCAGTACCTCGACCTCGTTTGCAGGCAGATCGTCACATGAGCCAGGTGCAGGGGCTAACCGAGTTCCGCAAGGCCATGGAGACCTTGACGCGGGACGAGACGCACCGCGTTCTGAAGAAGGTGCTCCGCAAGATCGGTGCACCCTACGCCGCCGAGGTGCAGCAGCAGTACTACACCCGCCCGGGCAAGCACGATAACGAGACCATGGAGCAGGCTCTCCAGCACCGCTGGTGGAACAAGGCAACCCGCCGCGGCCTGCCCGTCCGTTTCAGCCGCATGAAGACCCTGCGGAACCTGCTCAAGTACGGGCTCACCGTCCGCGGGCTGCGTCGATCCAGCGGCGTGCTGTTGCGACTGAAGATCAGCGGCAACGCGGTGCACCTGATGGAAAAGGGCCGAAAGAGGGGAAACAGGACGTACCGCGGCTGGATGGATGGCGTGAACACGCTCAAGCGGTTCGCGGCGTCGGCCCAAGCCCAACTGGATCAGCTGCTGCCGGGTGAGATGCAAAAGGCGATTCAGAAGGCGGCCGCCGCTGCGGGGGTGAAGCAGTGAGCGCCGTGATCGCCGCAGTCGTGCGTGACGCCCTGCTGTCAACGGCCGGCGTCACCAATCTGGTCGGGGCCCCCAACGTGGCCCGGATCTTCGTTTCGTATCGCGACATCACGGGCTACCCGTGCATCGTGCTGCAGTACAACGACAACACGGACGTAAGCCCCGCGCTCGACCGCACCGACCAGCTGCGTCGCCTGCAGGTCGACATCGACTGCCTGGCCACCACGGCCAAGGGATCGCTGGCCCTGGCGGAAGCCGTGCGGGTTGGCGTGCACGGAGCAAAGGGCACCAGCCGCGGCACGACGGTCATGGAGATCCGCGTAGCCCGCGAGAGCACAACGTACGACGTGGGGGCCGAGGGCGACGAAGGCGGCTACCACATCACCAGCGTGGGCGTCGATGCGTATTACCGCAGCGCCGCCGTTTCACCTTCGACCATCTATCAGGGCGGCGTGAATCCAAACCCGCCAAGTCCATAAGGAGCATCACACATGCCAGCAATCGCATCATGGGGCACGACCCTGAAGTACGGCAGCGCCGGTACGGGCTGCACCTACACCGGCACCCCCACCACCACCGTCGGAAACGTCACCAGCCTCAACGTGGACGGCATCAGCCTGACCATGATTGACGTGACTACGCTGACCGATCGCTTCCGCAAGTTCGTCGGCGGCCTGGTTGATTCGGGCAGCCTGTCCCTCGAGGTCAACCTCGACACGGACAGCGGCGCGAACCAGCAGACCCTGATCGACGATCTCGACGCCAGCCTCACGGGCGCAAACACGTGCCGGTCTTTCCTGCTGGAGTTCGGCGAGGCCACCAACAACAAGGGCAGCACGATCCAGTGCGCCGGCTACGTGCAGCAGTTCAGCATTCGCGGCGGGCTTGACAGCGCCGTCACGGCCAGCATGACGATCAAGCTCAATGGCTCCGTGGCCATTGCGGACGTGGCGTAATGAGCGACCTCAAGGCGAGCCTGTTGGGCCTTCGGGCGACCGTCCCTTCGGAGATGGTCACGGTGCCTGGCGTCGGTGAGGTCGAGATCCGCGGCCTCACCGCCGCCGGGCGTGACGAGTGGGAGCAGCGGATCGTGTCGGCCCGCGGCAAGACGGTCCGCAACGTCCGGGCTTCCCTCGTCGCCCTGTGCGTCTACGCGGACGGCAAGCCCGTCTTCACCAGCGGCGACATCGAGGCGATCGGCGAGCTGCCGGCGCAGATCGTGGACCGCCTCTACGACGTGGCGAGCCGCCTGAGCGGACTGGGTGCGAAGGACCAGGAGGAGCTCGAGGGAAACTCCGAGAGCGCCCGCTGAGGCAGTTCCTGTTTCGGCTGGCGCTGGCGTTGGGGCGGACGGTGGCAGAGCTGGAGGCGAGCATGAGCAGTCGTGAACTCAGCGAATGGATGGCGTACGAGGCGATCGACGGCCCGGTCGGACCGCAGCGTGATGACCTGCGGGCTGGGGTGGTCGCCGCCACGATGGCCAACTGCCACCGGGCCAAGGGTCCCGCGTTCAAGCCTCAGGACTTCATGCCCTACTACGAGCGGCCTCGGACCAATCCGGACGCCGCCCTTGACGCCCTGCGTGTCGCGTTGAACAAGGCGAAGGGAGCCCGCTGATGGCGACGGTCGGAAACATCAAGGCAAAGATGATCTTGGAGACCGCCGAGTACATGGCTTCGGCGGACAAGGTGGTCGGCAAGGCCCAATCGATGGGCTCTCGGCTGTCCAAGGAACTGAGCAAAGCCTCCCAGCAATACGCCAACTCGTTCAAAGCCGCCGCAATGGGTGCGGTGAGCGTCGTCAGCGTGTCTCGCGTGCTGGGCGACATCGGCGAGCAGCTGACCAACTTGGACTACCGCAACGTCACGGGCTTAGCCGACGCGTTCGAGAAAGCCAACATCAGCGTAGACGGCATTATCAAGAAACTCCCCTTGCTGGGCGACTTTTTCAAGTTTGGCGAGGGCATTGGCATGGCCCTCAACCTTGGCGGGGTTCAGGATGAGGCTAACGCCCAGCGCTCAGCGGATGAGCGTAACGCGGCACTACGCGAGGCTGGCCGGCTGCAAAACCTCAAGGAACAGGCCGCCGCTCAAGAGAAGATCAAGCAGATCGAAGCGGATCGCCTGAAGATCGCCCGCGAGCGAGAGCAGAACGAAGCGATGTTCGAGCAGATGATGCAGCAGCAGAAAGAGGCACTGCTCTTCATCAAAGGCGGCGAGGAAGAGGTGCTTTTCAACCGCATCAACCGCATGGTGCTGGAGAAGAAACTTACCGCCGAGCAGGAAGACCAGTTACGGGCTGCGTACCGCCGGGTGCAGGTCGCTCGGGAAGAGAAGGAGCAGCGGGAAAAGGCGATCCGTGACGCCGAGATCGCCCGGGATATTGCTGCGGAGCGAGCCGCCGAGGATGCCAAGGCTGCTGAAGAGGCTCAGAAGCGTGCCCAGGCCGAAGCCCAAGCCGCCGCCACGCGTGCCATGGAGTTCAGCAACGTGGAAAGCCTCAGCACCGCCATCGGCGGCGTGAAGGTCGCCGGAATGACCGACAACAGCCTGGCCCGGCTGGTGCCGACCCAAGAGGCAATGAAGAACTACCTAGCACAGATCGAGAAGAACACCCAGGCACACGCCGGAGGCGCACCGTAATGGCCATCGTGATCAATCAGAAGCCTTCGGGCGTCAGCATCGGGTTCGATCGCGGCAAGTGGTCGGGCACCGCTGCGTACGTCATCACGGACGACGCCGGGGCTCGCATCGACAGCAGCCAAATCCTCGGCACGTCAGCCGTTGCAAACAAGCTGGGTCCTACAGAGTTCGGCGGAAGCAGCGGCGCGCTCAGTGACCTGGGCTCATACTGGAGCTCGCGTCTGCGGCAGGTCTCGATGGACTTGCGGCAGGTCGATGACGGCGGCTACGTGTGGGAGGCGGTGGTCGGGTTCGACTCTGGCGTCGGCTCAGGCATCACTGTCGGCACGCCGGTCGATCAGAAGAACGAGGGGCAGGACGGATTCACGGCGATCGAGTACCAGCTCAGCGGCGAGGCCGTTGACATATGGCGGACGGGTGCGACATTGCCGACAGGCGGAAACATCGACAACCCGACGGACGTGGACATCGCGGGCACCAAGGTGGACAGCGGCGGCGAGCCCATCACGACCTTCGTGAACATCGCTCGGGTAACCGTGCGAAACGTGGTGATCGGTCGCCCCACCCCACCGCTAAGCCAGGTCAACACGCGAAACAGCGCCAGTTTTGCCATTGGTCCGTTCACGTTTGCCGCTCGCACTCTGCTCTTCACCGGCTGCGCTATCAGCCGCGTCGGCGTGGGGACCTACGAGATCGCCTATTCGTTCGCGTACGACGCGGATTTCCACCTGCGGCAGGTTGCGCAGAAGAGCCCGCACACCCAGGGCGTGATCCTCGGTGCCAAGACCGATACGTGCACGGGCACGCCCACGAGCGCCGACCAGGGCTACGCGTTGTGCGTCTATTACCGCCAGCCCTTCCCCAGCACGTCCGCCTTCAGCAGCCTGGGCATCGTGACATGAGGGTCAACGGTGCCACCAAGAAGCCGCTCGGGCCGTGGTCGCCGATTCAGGTGCGCACCATTGCGGATGCTGTCAACTCGTACAACGAGGAACGCCGGGCCGGCAACGTCCGCTCGACCGTGGTGCCTGTCCTGATCATGGCACGCATCACGGGCTCGCACGCGATCAGTGGAAAGACCGCGACGGTGGGCGGCGTGGCCAGCACGCCCATCGCTTGGCTGTACGACTGGGAGGAGACCTTCCTCAACGGTTCGGGGGCCTATCAGAACTCCAAGACATTCCGCCGAAAGAGCAGCCTGAGCAGCAGCACGCTCGGTCGTGCGTTCAACGGATGCGAAGGTCCGCAGATCATGGCCGGGTCCCCCACCGTGCTCGGGCCTGGCATCACCATCGCAAACATCCCCGCCGGGTTCACGATCAAACCGATTGCCAATGACACGGTGGTACTCATGTACGCGCTGGGCCGCGACAACGGGCAGCCGCTCTTCTTCTTCTCTTGCCCAAACGCGATCGACGGGGAGTGTGGCGAATGACACCGATCGGACCACGACATCAAACCCACCCGCAGCTGGCGTTTGCCATCAGCATCATGCAGCTCTTCGTGCTGGTGGTCGGGGTGGCTGGCGTGTTCGTCACGCTGGGCCGCAAGGACGCCATCCTGGAGCGGCAGGACCGCGATATCAGCGAGCTTCGGTCAATCGCCCAGGACCTGGTGAAGGCTCAGGTGCTGGGTGCCGCAAACGATCAGAAGCACACCGAAGCACTCAGCGCCGTCGCGGTTCGGCTGGACCGGCTGGAGGCCCGACGGTGAGGGTGCTGATGTTCCTGATCCTGTTGGCACTGTCTGCGTGCTCGTCGGCCCGGGCGATCAGCATGTCGGCCTCGGAGATCCACGCTCGGGCTGGGGAGATCCGCCGCCTGGCTGGCGACCTCACGCCCGACAACGTGTCGGATGCGGCCCCTTTGATCGACGCGAACGCCGAGGCAATACAGGCGAGCGTCAGTGTCATTCACCGCGAGGTGACGGGTGTAAAGGATGTCACGCCTTGGTGGGCGACGCTGCTGCAGGTCGGACTGTGGGCCGTGATCGTGGTGGCCGTGGTCGTGCTGCTGTGGCAGACGGGCATCGGGCAGGCGCTGCGGGCCGCGGTGGGTCTGATCCCGCGACGGACCAGGGCCGAGGCTCAGATGGCTGCGGCGGTACTGGACCCATCCAGGAAGGAAGACGTACGTGAGTGGATCGCTGCGCGGCGGGCGGCCGATCCTCTCTTCTCTGCAGCGTTCACCGCCGAAAAGGAATCTAGCCATGCACCTGATCGCTGACGCATCCTCGTTCCTCGGTTCCGTTTGGTTCGGCCTGATGCTCTGCTTTGCGGGCTACATCGCCGGCAACCTGCTGCCCATCAGCCGGATCACCGGATACTTCAAGTGAGCCTGCTGCAGGCCGCGTGCTGTTGCGGTGGATGCCCGACCGGATGCGAGTGTCCGGGCGACACGGACATCCCCTCGACGGTGCTGGTCTCGTTGAGCCTGACGGACTGTTGCGGTAACGCAAGGACGTTTTCCGTGACGGTTTCGCTCGGCGGAACCGCCGGCTGTGCGTGCTTGGATTGCAGCAAGTATTCGTACCGGCCTGCTGGCGGGTCTGCGTGCCCGGATGCGTGCACTGGAGCGATCACCAGCGAGTGGAGCTGCGGAGACTTTGGCGGCACAAATTGCGAAGAGCCGCGAGAAGCGTACTTGAGGTACGTCAACATTCAGACCGACGGATGCCAGTACCAATTCTCTGCCGAGGAAGATCCCGAAGGGCTGTTCTCGCTGTATGGATACTGCCGTGCTTGGGTGCTGAGCACCGGGATCCAGTCGTCGAGCACTGCAACGGCTCAACTGGTTGCGTCGATTGGCGACGGGTGCCCTACAGGTCCGTGCGCTTATGGCGTTGGCGACAACCCGTGCACGGCGTCGGCGATTTGCGACAACCTTAGTTACAACATGTGCAAGCAGCCCACCAGCGGCATCCCCGGCACGCCAATCGGGACCTACACAGTTTGCACCTCTCCACTGGACTTCTGCACTAGCCCGGAAGAATGTCCCACCCTGGACACGGTGACGGTCTCGTGATCACCTGCGACCACTGGTCACCGTGCACTGTCAAGGGCGGCGGCTGCTGCGCTGCGGGCCACTACGGTGGCCGGCCCAGCCTGGGCGTCTGCCGTCAGTGCCCGCACCGCGTGGTTGACAGCGAGCAGCCCATCGGCACCACGGTCACCCACGGCGTGACCACGGCCAAGGCGATCCAGTACCTGAAGACCGAGGCTCTGCACGCCCTGAACGGGCCGGCACCAGCGGACGTGGTGGCAGCCCGCACGGCTCACTGCCGGGCCTGTGAGTTCCGGGTAGACAGCATGGAGGACAACACGGACCCTGGCGGCATCGGCTTCTGCACGAAATGCGGGTGCGGCGGGAGCCGCAGGGCGGCCCTGAGCGTCAAGCTCACGCTGGCTGGCACGAGCTGCCCGGTCGGCAAGTTCACCGCCAGCCAAGGCACCAAGGGCTCTGTAGAAAGCATGATGCAAGCCCTGCGCGGGGTGCTGACCAGCGTCGTGGACCAAGCAAAGAAAATCTAGAACGCCCGTTTTACGAGCAGCAATAGGAATAGCAGCCCGAAAATGAGCGTTAGGGCAACGCCAACGCCCATGAGTGCGTCTGCACGGCCCTGCGCCGCCGTGTTCCATCCAGCCACAAACATGACCATGCCGCCGAGGGTCAGGAACCCGGTGATCGCAAGCAGGAGTTTCTTGAGCACCTTGGCACGGTAACGGATCAAAACGTCCTAGATCAATGGGGGCAGGCCACAGTTTTGTGAAATCGCCTAGCCTGTTGCCCCATGGTGATCCGGGTCACCGTAGAGTTTCGTGTGGATTCAGGGCGTGCAACTCGGGGTATTTCGCTCACGGGCCTGCTTCATCAGGTCGAGGCGTGGGAGGTGTACGCCCGCGAGGTCGAGGGTCACAGTCCCGCACACGCGTCACAAGCGGCCCGCTGGGTGCGCTCGTGGCTGCGTCATGCACGCGAACACGCGACCCCCGATACGTGTGTGGCGTGGTTGCGTGACATAACACGCAAGGCTGCACTGAGCCCACAGACCATCCGCAACCGATCCAGCGCGTGCCGCCGCTTCTGTGGCTGGCTGGTTGTCCAAGGCGTGCTGGACGCCAACCCGTGGGCCAGCGTGCCCATGCCGCGAGGCCGGGCCCGCCAGGGTGCCGACGCCTTCACAGACGAGCAGGTCGCCAGCCTGATCGCCCAAGCGGAGCGGATGGCCACGGAGGGCCGCAAGCCCAGCGACCGTGCGTCAGCGGCCAACCGGGCCAACCTCTACAGGTTCCTCAGCCTGACCGGCCTGCGACGGGGCGAGGCTCGGGCCCAGCGTTGGGATGACATTGACCTCGAGGCCCGCACCATGGTGGTCACGCTGGACAAGGCCCGCCGGGCTGATCCCGTGCCGCTGTCCGTTGCAGCTGCTGGCATGCTCCGGCAACTGCTGGCACAGCGTGGCAAAAGCCCGCTGGTCTTCCCCACGATCGTGACCGACAAGGCACTCGAAGCGGACTGCCGTGCCTGCGGGATCACCGGCCGCGGCAAGTGGCACCGCTTCCGGGTCGGCTTCGTGACCGAATCCTTCGAGGCCGGCGTGCCTCCGGAGCTGATTCAGCGGCTGGTTCGGCATCGCTCTATCGACCAGACTCACCGATACTTGCGTCACCGGGAATCCCGTTTGCGGGACGCGGTGGAAGCACGAGTTAGAAAAAAGTCTCCAGATTCATTGCGCAGCAGCGAAACTCCCGATAGGTTGCCCGTGGATTCACACATGGGCCACGGCGCGACCATCTCCGAGAGCATGAAGACGACCAGCCAGGTCGCCGCGCCATACGGCTCTGAATCCACACTCAGCCTGGCTGGTCTTCTCAATGCTCTCGGCCGCTCGGGTTCGCCTGCTACCTCGGCAAACGAAAAGGCCCGCGTCAATCGACGCGAGCCTTTCGTGAGTCGGGGTGACAGGATTTGCACCGACACCCCCACCGACGTGGGGCCCGAGCGGCTTATCCAACACGCCATGCTGCTGATGCAGCTGGCGATGCTGCAGATGCAGCAGGGAGCCGCCAGTGAGCAAGTTGCGATTCGGTCAGGTGGTCGAGGACATCGGCCTAGCAATTCAGGATCTGCGTAACGAGGGGAAGGCCCTCGACGCCTGCAAGGTTGAACTGACGCTGGAGCACCACGCTGGTGACATGGTGCGTGCTCTGATGATCGCGTTCCCCCAGGGACGCCTTGAGCCGCGCTTCGTGTTGATGGCCGCGGACGCAGTGATCAGCCGCACCACGGAGATCGTGCTTGAGCACGCGGCCAAGTTGAAGTCTGCCCCGCTGGTCAAGACGGGCCAGGGCGACTACGTGAAGGAGACCACCGAGGCCGACGTGGTGCGTGCGGAGACCCGTGCGGCGGCTCGGCGGTGTGCTTGGATGACCATGTGCCGCCGGGCGATGGCCCGGGTCTGGGGGGTCGCATGAGCGTCGAGGAGATCGCCCAGCGAATGAACCTCAGCACGCGCCGCGTGCAGATGATCCTGCAGGAGGCGGTGCTCAAGTTGCGGGATGCCCTGGCAAACGACCGCGTGGTGCGGGACGAGTACGAGGGGGCGGGCCGATGACCTACGAAAACACGTCGGTGCCTGACCTGCCCGCGGAGCAGTATCACGCTGTCGAGGCGTTGAGCAGTACGGTGGCCCGGGATCTGCTCTCGGCCAGCCCGAGGCACGCCCTGCACCGCAAGCAGCACCGTGAAGAGACGCCAGCCATGCGGCTGGGGACTGCCCTGCATTCGGCCGTGCTGGAGCCCGAGCGTCGCATGATCGCTGTGGCACCGTACGGTGACCGCCGCACGAAGGAAGGCAAGGCCCGGTACGAGGAGTTCCTGCTAAGCAGCGAGGGCAAGATAACGCTGACTGCTGAGCAAGGTGAGTTGCTTAGTGGAATGCTGTGCGGCATCCGCCGGTGCAAGTCGGCACTAGCGCTGCTCGAAGCCGCGCCGACCAGGGAACTGTCTCTGTTTGCCCGTGATCCGGTCACCAACGTGCTGTGCAAGGCCCGTCTGGACGCGATCAGCGTGCCGGAGAAGTTCATCGTGGACGTGAAGAGCACGAGCGGGCTGGCGACGCGGGGCGAGTTCGAGCGCACCATAAGCACGCGCGGCTACGGGTTCCAGGCGGCGTTCTACATGCACGTGGCGGCGCTGCTGGGCTTCGAGGTGGACGCGTTCGCATTCGTCGTGGTCGAGTCGGAGTTTCCGCACGAGTGTGCAGTGTTCATGCTGCAGCCCGAGGTGGTGGATCTGTACGTGCCGCAGGTCACGAAGGCGATGCGGACTTACGCCCAGTGCATTGGAAGGGCCGAATGGCCGGGTTACGAGGACAAGGTTCACGAGATCGGGGTCCCTGTCTGGCTGCGTCGGCAGCTGGAGGAAGGCATGGAGGTGGCAGCATGAGCATCTGTCCTTCTGATACGGCCAGTTTGGCCAAGCCCGCGTTGAGCAACATGCAGGCCATCGACCAGATCGTGGTCTCGGGTGACCTGTCGCGGCTCACGCCGGAGCAGCGTGTCGCCTACGTGCACCACGTATGCCAGTCGCTGGGTCTGAACCCGGCCACGCGTCCATTCTCGTTCCAGCAGTTCCAAGGGCGGCTGGTCATGTACGCCACGAAGGACTGCAGCGAGCAGCTGCGTCAGATCCACGGCGTCAGCGTGCGGATCACGGGCCGGATCACGGACACCGAGGGCGGCGTCTACACGGTCACGGTGCGTGGCATGGACAAGCAAGGCCGACGCGACGAGGCCAGCGGGTCGGTGAGCATCTCCGGTCTCAAGGGCGTCGACCTGGCCAACGCCATGATGAAGGCTGAGACCAAGGCCAAGCGCAGGCTCACCCTGAGCATCTGTGGGCTGGGCTTTCCCGACGAGACGGAGATCGGGGACAGCGGCCCTGCCCTGCAGCCTGTGCGTGCCGTGTCTTCGGACCGGCTGGCCAGGCTCAACGCGCTCACTGCTGCGGGTTCCACGTCGGAGGAACCTGCAGCGGCTCCCGTGGCCCCGGCGCTAGCGGTCCCGGAGCCGCTGGCGCCGGAGGCTGCGACCGGCACGGAGCAGGTGCCGGACTCGGCCGCCACGGACGGCGGCGAGGTGAGCCTTGAAGACCTGGCCGAGCAGGTGGCTGCGTTGGCCCACAACACGGGCCAGAAGCGCACCGGCATGCAGGCATTGGCCGCAGCCAAGAAGAAGGGAAAGACACCCAAGGGCACCAGGGCGGTCCTTGAGGAGTGGCACGAGGCCCTGAGCAATCACCCCGACAACAACAAGGAGATCCGACTGTGAACATCATCTGGAACAGCAGCGAAGACAAGCCCAAGGCAGACAAGCCCACGAACAGCGTGCTGCCCGAGGGCACGTACACCGCCGAGATCGTCAAGAGCGTGGCGAGGCAGAGCCAGTTCGACAACGTGAAGACGCCGGATAACCCGGAGGGCTGGGAGTGGAGCCTGTGGCTGGACGTGCACGAGAATGGCACCAGGTACCGGGTGTTCGACAGCATCGCGGTGACCCGCATCAGCCGGATCAACGAGGTCCTGCGTGCGACCGGCCGACCTGAGTTGAGGCCGGGCAAGGACCACCGGGTTGACGAGACCAGCCTTGAGGGCGAGACCGTCCGCATCCGCGTGTACATCAGCAAGGCTGGCAAGCCCCGCGTCGGCGAGTACATGAAGGCCGAGGCCGCGCCGTCCAAGCCCGCCAAGACCAAGGTGCAGGTCGATGACATCCCATTCTGATCCGCAGGCACCTGGGGTAGCGCAGGGATCGTCTAACACTCGGCCGCGCCCTGCGGCGGTTGTGCCGAGCAAGATGCCGCATACGGGCCGACGGGCTCGCGGCGATGCGGGTGCGATTCCCGCTCCCTCCCCTCGTGTCCTGCTCTGGTTCTGGCTGGGCTTCGCCTGGGGCGTTGCCGGGTGCTGTGCGTTCACGCTGGCGGCCATCGGCCGCGGCTGGGTGGAGGCGTGGCTGTGAGCGACGATCCCCTATCTCAGGCTGTCGGCGAGCTGGAGTGGACGCGGGAGCGGCTGCGGCAGGCGCTGAACTGCCTGCAAATCTCTGAAGCCCGTGTCGAAACGCTTACGGCAGACCTGCAGCGCGCCAAAACGTGTGCGGCATTGGACCGCATTGCCGCGCTTGACGAGCAAGTCGGGATCTCACTGAACAGACCAGCGCCGGTCGCCGCCTCACGCATGCTGC